GATCATTGAAACACGATATGACTCCGCAGGTACTACTAATCTGGCAACTCAGACTGCCGCATGGACATCTGATAGTGCAACCGCATACCTAAATAACTTTGATCCTGTCGGTGCTACTGGATCCTCTGTTTTAGATTCGTCTGGTACGGTCAATTCTATACTACAGATCGAGCAAGGTTTATATTATGATGTTGCCCCTGCCGTAACTATTGCTCCTCCATACACTGGTGGACAATACAAACGTGGTGAAATAGTAACTCAGACTAATAGTTCTTATACGATCAAGGGAGAAGTTGTTGCTTGGTCAGATAGTGATAATACCCTATACCTTGCACACGTTGGTGCGACAGACGGCAAATTACACACCTTCTCGAAGACCCAACAGGTGATTGGTGCGAGTGCGGCATACGCACCCACTTTGGTATCTGAACTGATGGAAATCAACGTTTCTCCTACATTAGGTGGAACTACACAGAATAATTTCTTTGATGACTTTGAATCAGACTTCTTAGACTTCTCTGAAGGTAACCCATTCGGAGACATGGAATAATGTTTGGAACACACTTCTATCACAAACGAGTCAGGACTGCCGTATCGGTATTCGGTTCTTTGTTCAATAACATATATGTTTTGAGAACAAATAAAGACGGAGAAGTTATCTCCCAAGTTAAGTGTCCTCTGTCATATGCACCCAAGAGATCTTTCATACAAAGACTCGAAGAGATGAGATCTGGCGAAGAGTCAGAACGTAGGGTCGCAATGAAGTTACCTCGTATGTCATTTGAGATTACCTCTATGTCATATGATGCCCAAAGACAATTACCTAAGACTAATAATTTCTCTACCGCAGTAGCAGGTAGTACTACGCAACGCGCTCAGTTCTTTACCTCCGTACCATATGATATGACATTCGATGTCAACATCTATGCTAAGAGTCAGGATGATGCATTGCAAATGGTTGAGCAGATCTTACCTTACTTTAACCCACAGTACACAGTGACGGTTAAACCATTCTCTGCCGACTACCCAGAGATCAAAGAAGATATCCCTGTAACGTTACAGTCAGTATCTTTCTCGGATGACTTCGAAGGATCGGTAGGTGACCGTAGAACAATCATCTACACACTTGCGTTTGGTATGAAGATATCCTTCATGGGGCCACAGACCAATAAGAGCATTATTCGTGAAGTTAACAATAACCTATATAATATAGGAGCAGACAGTGATGTCTTCCTTACACGCCTACGGACTACACCCACACCTAATGGGATATCTGTTGATAGTGACTATGGGTTTAACTTAACATACCTTGACAGTGCTAGTTAAAAACTATGCTCGTTACATAAAATACAAGTATGGGTACAGGCACTCTAGAAAAGGTACATTGGTGAATATATTAGTATGACCGAAGAAGAGAAGATCCAACAAGATTATGATCAGAGCAGAGATACTTACTACGACCTTATAGAAAAGGGACGTGAGTCTTTGGAGTTGATGATCGAGGTCGCTCGTGAGAGTGAACATCCTCGTGCCTTTGAGGTTCTGTCTGGTATGATTAAGAATATATCTGATGTCAACGACAAGTTGATGGATCTCAATAAGAAGCACAAAGAGATCAACAAGGCAGACCTACCTGCTCTTCCGCAAGGAGGAACAACCAACAATAACGTATTCCTTGGATCAACTACTGAACTTCAACGTTTTCTACAGAATGAAAAGAATGTGATCCCCCATGACGATACAGACTAAAGACTCATATCTTGGCAACCCTCAAGTAAAGAGAGATGGGGTCGAAGAACAGTGGGACAAACATAAGTTAAGAGAATATCAAAAATGCATGAACGACCCTGTATACTTTTGCAAGACCTATGTGAAGGTGATACATCTTGATCGCGGTCTGGTGCATTTCGATCTATACCCATATCAAGAAGATATGTTCAAGCACTTTGACGAGAATAGGTTCTCTATTGTCCTTGCTTGTCGGCAGTCTGGTAAGTCTATTAGTAGTGTGGGTTATCTACTATGGTACTCACTCTTCCACCCAGAGAAAACAATCGCAATCCTCGCAAACAAAGGTGCCACTGCACGAGAGATGCTTGCGCGAGTTACGCTCATGTTGGAGAACCTTCCGTTCTTCCTTCAACCGGGATGCAAAGCACTCAACAAAGGATCAATCGAATTTAGTAATAACTCTAGAATTATTGCCGCGGCTACTTCTGGTTCTTCTATTCGTGGTATGTCTGTTAATCTACTCTTTCTTGATGAGTTTGCTTTTGTTGAAAAGGCTGCTGAGTTCTATACTTCAACGTATCCTGTTGTCTCTTCGGGTGTTGATACAAAGGTAATCATTACCTCTACTGCTAATGGCGTGGGTAATCAGTTCGAGAAGATCTGGACAGGTGCCGTACAGGGTGTCAATGAATACAAACCATTCCGTGTGGACTGGTGGGATGTTCCCGGACGTGACGATGCATGGAAGAAGCAAACTATTGCTAACACATCTTCATTGCAGTTCGATCAAGAATTTGGTAATACTTTCTTTGGTACTGGAGATACCCTGATCAATGCAGAGACACTGATGGGTTTACGCGGTCAGGCACCCCATCTTGTTTTAGAATCGGGTGACTGTTTAATCTATAGCGAACCACAACCCGAACATGAATATATTATGACGGTAGATGTGAGTAAGGGAAGAGGGCAGGATTATTCGACGTTCAACGTCATAGATATTTCCGAAAGACCGTTCAAACAAGTTGCGGTCTATAGAAACAATAGTATCTCTCCATTGCTCTTTCCTAATATTATATATAAGTATGCGAATCTCTACAATGAGGCATGGGTAGTAGTTGAGGCAAATGATCAAGGTGGTGTGGTCTGTAATGGATTATACTACGAACTAGAGTATGAGAACCTCCATGTATCTAGCGCAACTAAGGCAAACGCACTAGGCATTGAGATGAACCGCAAGGTTAAGAGACTGGGTTGTTCTGCTATCAAGGATATCATCGAAGAGCAGAAACTGCGAGTCTATGATGAGAACACCATACTAGAGATCTCTACCTTTGTAGGTAAGGGTCAGTCATACGAAGCATCTGATAACAACCATGATGACTTGATGATGAACCTAGTAATGTTTGGATACTTTGTGTCTACGCAGTTCTTCGCAGATATGACAGACATCAACCTTAAACAAATGATGTTCGAGGAAAGAACACAAGCGATCAGTGATGACGTGGTACCCTTCGGATTCATCGATGACGGATCTTCCTATATAGAAGAGACAGATAATAATTGGCAAGGTGGATGGCACGATATAGGCGATACTACAGGTGATCGTGATTGGTAATATTAATATATTATCCGGTGTCAGACGATTGTCTTATTATAGCAGAAGAATTACATTATGTCAAGGAATATTATGATACATGATTACATATTTGATGTAGACGGAACACTCACTCCAAGCAGAGGAACTATGGATCCTTGCTTCGAAGAAGAGTTCATCGCATTCGCAAATACTCACAGAGTGTTCTTAGTTACAGGAAGTGATAGAGCGAAGACACTAGAGCAAGTAGGCAGTGCCGTTTATAATGCTTGTATTAAAGTGTTCAACTGTAGCGGCAATGACGTTTGGATGAAAGATAATAGAATACTTTCTAGCGTCTGGCAACTACCCGAAGAAGTTAGATCATTCTTGTTAACAAAACTAGAGATGAGCGCATACCCAGTACGCACAGGAATACACCTCGAAGACAGAACAGGTATGTGTAATTTTAGTGTTGTTGGTCGTAATGCGACCCAGACCGAACGGACACATTACTATGAGTATGACTGCCAAACTAAAGAACGCGCCAAGATTGCCAAAGAACTGAATGAGAAGTTTCCGACATTACAAGTAGATGTAGGTGGAGAGACTGGTATTGATATATTCCCTAAAGGATACAATAAGGAACAGATCCTAAGAGAGTTTGCTACTACCGAACAGATAAAGTTTTACGGAGATCGTACAGATCCAGAAGGGAATGATTATCCTATCTCCAGTAAGTTAAACCCCAACCAAGTATTTTCGGTTAGTACTTGGCAAGATACACGAGAGTTATTATTATGAGAAACATTATACTACAACACTTCACAGGTAAACTAAGACCACTAGATAAACTCTCCGTAGAGAACATCTCCGCATATGCTGAACGCATAGGTGTCGAATATCAGTTCGTGGAAGGTCAGGTCTTTAGAGAACACCTCACACCCCCCTGTCAGAAAGTACATATCCTAGATGAGAAGTGGGACGAATACGATGACGTATTGATGTTGGACATTGATATGTTTGTTACAAAGAACCTCAGACTCAATGTCTTTAAGGCAGAGGGAGTAGGGTTCGCGGCAGGTATAATACAGAAGAATCTGAAGAACAAACTTGTATTAGAAGGTCGCATTGATGAGAACACTGGTTACTGGGGTGGAGCATTCTATAAACTGACTCGCGAACAGAGACAGAAACTTCGGTCTGCAATCCCAGACAATGATGAGTGGATGGATAGATACAATCAACCTTACAAGTATGAGGATGAGGGTATTATATCAGAGTTGTTCTATAGAAGCAAGTGTGAATGGAAAGATGCTGATCCTATGTGGCAACAAGATAGTTATCTACCTAACCACCAAGCAGGGATGATTCACGTCCGTACCAAGATCAAACCCGAAGGGCCAAAGCGAGAGAAGATAGAGAACTACTATAGTATGCACATGGCAGGAATTCTTTGAACATAATACTACAACACTTCGCAGGGACAATGCCTGAGTGGGCAAACCAAGCAGAGAAGACGATGCGCAAGTATGCCCATGCCACAGGCGCAGAGTATGAACTAGTCCTTGACTTTCCTATGGGAGAGGAGTTGGGGTTCACACCACAGAAACTTTGTATGCTTCAAGAGAAGTATGACAAGTACGATCAAGTGTGTATGATTGACATGGACACTATCGCCACACCCGAACATGAAAGTTTCTGGGACAGACCAGAGATTGGTGTACTACACGACAGGGCAATGGGTGGACATAATGCGCTCAATGCCGTGACAGGAGAACCACACCGCAGTAGAACATACAATGCCGCACCTGCTTTATACAAAGAAGGGGCACACATATTCTTTGGTAACTGGATCAAGTTGAATCGGAACCAGAGAGTAGAGTTAAGAAAACATTGGGATCATAACTTGTTTGTATTATCACTAAAGGATAAACATCCCGGAGATGAGATCATCCTACACTACCTCCTACATAGATCAGGTATACTTGACGGCAAGACAGTCGAAGAGATCTGTATGCGATGCGAAGGAGATGACCTTTCTAAACTGAAGTTTCGAGAACATGACAGGCACGACAAGAAGTTCTGTAACCAACCCGAAGACTCACTACCTAATGCTTCTATCATGCACTTCTGCGCAGGTAGGAAGCGAAACATTATACCAACCATCAAACAAATGTATCCGGAGGGAATATGAGTGACGATCTATTAATACCCAAAGATAAGATAGACCCCAAGTACTTGGCACAGGACAACCCCGATCTTTGGACAGAAGATAAACTAGAGGAGTATGCCAAGAAACATAGTCATGGTGTGAGTGATCGTAGCAGAGGAACCTATACTATCTGCGATATACACAGATTGATATACCACAAGATCTTATCTAAACCAGAGACTCTGGTAGAAAAAGATGTTCAAGCAGAAGTAATACAACTACTAGAGCAAGCATTCGTAATTGCTAAGAAGACCGATGCTCGACTGAGGATGTATAAACACGACTTTGATGAGGGATGGTGGGAAGAAGAGAAGAACAAACATGAGGAGTGGATGAAGGAATTGAAGAGATAACGGTGCCTTATTCTGTAAATAACTATTCTTATAAATAAAACTATTGAACATAAACGTATTATGATAACCGTATTATTCGTTAACGAAACTAAAGGAAAATGTTATGGCTGTTAAACCATCATCTCCTGCAATCAATATCAGTGAAATCGACAAGACGGCAATTGTGCCGGCAGTTGGTTCTTCTGGTGGTGGATTCGTAGGAAACTTCCGTTGGGGCCCCGTACACCAAAGAACACTAATTGCTGATGAAACAGGATTAGTTAGTACTTTTGCGGCACCTGACGACGCGAACTCGGTAGATTTTCACTCTGCCGCGTACTTTCTTAAATACTCACAAACACTACAAGTCGTTCGAGAGAACAACGGTGGATCTAACGCACACAGTGCATTAGTACCATTGACCTCTGACTCTGCTACTGTGAACAACCTTTCTCATTGGACGAACACTGTATCGTCTGCTGTTGGTGAAGGTGGATCAAAGATCTCTACTGGTACTTGGGTTGCAAAATATCCCGGTGCTTTAGGTAATGCATTGACAGTATCTTTCTGTCCTGCTGATTCTGCTTTTGATCACTTCAATAAGCAAAGCGATGCATCGCTTGGTCACGTCAATGGTTGGGCATACGCAGGACAATTTGATGGGAAACCGGGAACAAGTGCTTATGCTCTTGCTAATGGCGGTACTAACGATGAAGTCCACGTTGCTGTAATTGACCGTACTGGTGCTATCTCTGGAACTCCCGGATCTGTACTAGAGACGTTTGAATACCTCTCTGTTGCTAAAGGTGCTGTAACTTCAGACAACTCACCTAACTATATCTCTGACGTATTGAATGGACAATCTCAATATATCTGGAATGGTTACTTCGGTGATGACTCAGCATTTGGTTCTGCTTACAGTAACGTTGGTGCTACTTGGGGATCCTCTACTGATGTTTCTTCTCCTGTTGAATATGGGGTAGGAAATGCAACTGATCTTCCTGATGCCGTGCGTACTAGCAACCTTGGTTCTGGTGACGAAAGTGCCGCATTAGGTACTGGAGATCTCTCGACTGGTTATGATCTGTTTGAAGATAAACTTCAGACTGAAATTGACTTCTTGATCGCTCCACAACATGGTTCTGCCGGTGACGGTACAACTGTTGTGAATGATCTAGTATCAATCGCAGAAGCAAGAAAAGACTGTGTAGTAGTAACATCTGTCGATAAGACAGGTATCGTGGGTAAGACAGATGCACAAGCAACAACTGCCGCTGTAACATTTGCTAACTCGTTAACGAAGTCATCTTACTTAATCTTAGACAACAACTTTATTAAAGTCTTCGATAAGTATAATGACAAATATATCAACCTCCCTGCCGCGTCAAGCACCGCAGGACTAATGGCGGCAACTGATGTTATTGCTGATCCTTGGTATTCACCCGCAGGTCAAAGGCGTGGTAACTATCGTGGTATCACTGATATCCTCACTAACCCCAACCAGACTCAACGTGACTCACTGTATAAAGCAGGTGTTAACCCTATCGCGAACATTCCCGGTACTGGTTTGATCTTGTTTGGTGATAAGACTCTTCTGGGTAGACCTTCTGCCTTTGACCGTATCAACGTGCGTAGATTGTTTATCGCAATTGAGAAGTCTATTGGAGAAGCGGCAAAGTCTGTAATGTTTGAATTCAACGACGAGTTTACTCGTGCAGAGTTCGTGAACATTGTAGAACCCTTCTTGCGTAGAGTTAAAGGTCGTAGAGGTATAACTGACTTCCGTGTAGTTTGTGATGAAACAAACAACAATCAGGAAGTTGTGGACAATAACCAATTCGTAGCGTCAATCTTCATCAAACCTGCACGTTCTATTAACTTTGTTCAATTGAACTTTGTTGCTGTTAGAACAGGTGTGGACTTTGAAGAAGTTGTCGGTTCGGTAGGAGCATAAGACATGGCGATTTTAGGTGTAGATGACTTCAAGTCAAAACTAAAAGGTGGTGGTGCCCGTCCTAACCTCTTTAACTGTAAAGTTAACTTTCCTGCCTATGCTATCGGTGATGCTGAATTAACATCATTCATGGCAAAAGGTGCGCAGTTACCTGCTTCCGTAATCAACCCAATCGTTGTTCCATTCCGTGGGCGACAGTTGAAGATTGCAGGAGACCGAACTTTTGAAGATTGGACTGTAACTATTATAAATGATACTGGATTCGAAATTCGTGACGCTATGGAACGATGGATGAATGGTATCAATTCACACAACGCAAACACTGGTTTCAACGATCCTGCTGAATACCAAACTGACCTTGCTGTTGAGCAACTGGACAAAGATGGACAGAAGTTGAAAGTATATCACTTCCGTTCTTGTTTCCCAGTCAACATCTCAGCAATTGACTTGAACTATGATACTGTCGATACTATCGAAGAGTTTCAGGTAACGTTCAACGTTCAATACTGGGAAGCAGATGGCGTAACTTCGTAGTTACGACAGGACTAAATATATGCGGAGGGGGGACTTTCTCCCCTTCGTACTATATCTAAAGGATAGGAAATGGCAGACGATAACAACAATATTATTAAACTATTCGGTTTCGAACTTTCTCGTACTAAGAAGAGAGAGCAAGGAAAAGAAAATGATAAACTTCCCAGTATCGTTCCGAAGACGGATGACGATGGGGCAGGATATGTTACCGCGTCTGGTTCACACTACGGACAGTACATTGATATCAATGGTGACAATGCGAAGGATAACGCAGAACTCATTATGAAGTATCGCGGAGTTGCTCAACATCCCGAAGTGGATGCGGCAATCGAAGACATAGTGAACGAGAGTATCTCTGGTTCAGAGAACGAATCACCGGTGCTGATCAACCTAGACGGTGTTGAAACGTCTGATAAGATCAAGAAATTAATTACTGAAGAGTTCGATAATATCACAGGTATGTTGAACTTCTCGGATCTAGGACATGATATATTCAGGTCTTGGTATGTGGATGGACGATTGGTTCACCACTTAGTTGTTAACGAATCTAACCTCAAAGCAGGTATCCAAGAGATACGTCCTATTGATGCTGTTAAGGTTCGCAAAGTTAAAGAAGTTAAGTATAAGAAAGACGATAAGACTGGCGCAAAGATTGTAGACAAGACAGAAGAGTTCTATGTCTTCCAAGAGAAGAACCAGACTCAGAGCGCAGTCAAGTTAACACCAGACTCCGTGTCGTATGTTACCTCTGGTATCACTGACCCGACTAAGAAACGTGTCGTATCTTTCTTACACAAAGCAATCAAACCTATCAACCAACTGCGTATGATGGAAGACAGTCTTGTAATCTATAGACTTGCTCGTGCGCCCGAACGTAGAATCTTTTATATAGACGTGGGTAACCTTCCTGCTAACAAAGCAGAGCAACACATGAAGGAGATCCAGACTAGGTATCGTAACAAGTTAGTATACGATGCGAGTACTGGTAACCTCAAAGATGATCGTAAACATATGTCTATGCTCGAAGACTTCTGGTTACCTCGTAGAGAAGGTGGTCGTGGTACTGAGATCAGTACACTTCCCGGTGGCGAGAACCTTGGACAGATTGATGACATTGTATACTTTCAGAAGAGATTGTATCGTTCATTGAACGTGCCCATTGGTAGGTTGGAGCAGGAGTCACAGTTCAGTCTAGGTAGATCCACAGAGATCTCTAGAGATGAAGTGAAGTTCCAGAAGTTTATTGACCGTCTGAGACGTAGGTTCTCTGGACTGTTCACGACTATCTTGAAGAAGCAGTTGATCCTTAAACAGATCATCACCCCCGAAGACTGGGAGCAATTCAAGAACGATATACAGATTGACTTTATCCGTGACAACCACTTCACTGAGTTGAAGGATTCTGAACTACTTAGAGAAAGACTAAGTACTATGGATCAGTTATCACAATACGTTGGAGAGTACTTCTCGCGTGAATGGGCAATGAAGAATGTAATGATGATGTCTGATGAAGACATTGAAGAGATGGCAAAACAAGTCGAAGCAGAGAATAGTAAGGGTGGAGACGATGACATGGGTAATGAGGAATAATAATGGAAATTGATTTAGAAACAAACCAAGCAGAGATCGCAGACTTTATCGATCAGATACAAGCACAGAACTTTAATCAAGCAAAGGAACACTTCGATTCTTTACTGAATAATAAAATGTCTGATGCCGCAGAAGCAGAGAAGATTAATGTTGCTGATACTATCTTTAACGGTGCCGAAGACGAGTCTATCGACGATGATCTAACGGATGACCCTGATGAGGTAGAGATACTTGATCAAGAAGGGGAAGTTATCCCTGATGAAGACGAAGATTAAATTAGTTTTAACTCAAAGTTCTTATTTGTATAAATAAATACATCTAACACGGAAACTTAGTATGAAAACATTTCAACAGATCAGAGAGGGTGCCAAAGTTGTCTTTAACAAGAAGATAGATAAGGTACCAGTTAAGATCGTTAAAGAACCGAAAGGTTTCTGTGTGTATATAGACGGTGATAAACTTGACGTGTTCAAGTCGCAGTCAGAAGCAGAGAAGACAGCGAAGACTGTCATAAAGGAACTTAAATGAAACTGATTAGTGAATTCACTGAAACAGGTCTTGAGTGCATTATAGAAGCAAAGAAAGATGGTAGTGGTAAGAACTACGTCATCGAAGGTGTCTTCGCACAAGCAGATCAAAAGAATAGAAACGGACGTATTTATCCGCGATCCATTATGGAGAACGCAGTAAACAAATACGTCACGGAACAAGTTAGCAAGAAGAGAGCAGTCGGTGAGTTGAATCATCCCGAAGGGCCTACTGTTAACTTGGACAAGGTTTCGCACCTCATCACAGATCTCCGTTTGGAAGGAAATGATGTGGTCGGAAAAGCACAAATATTGGATACTCCAATGGGTAAGATTGTTAAAGGTCTCCTTGAAGGTGGTGTACAACTAGGCGTGTCAACTCGTGGAATGGGAAGCATTGAGAACCGAAATGGTGTCGCATATGTTAAGGATGACTTTATCCTTGCAACTGTAGACATAGTACAAGACCCTTCAGCACCAGACGCATTTGTTAATGGGATCATGGAAGGTGTAGACTGGGTTTGGAATAACGGCATTTTGGAACAAAGTGTAATTGAAGATATGGAGACTGAGATCAAGAACGCACCGAAAGCGTATAGCAGTGCTGTACAAATTCGAGAGTTTAAAAATTTCCTCTCGTTAATCAAATCTAATATGTAAGGAGTCAATTATGACTGAAGAAAGTAAAGTCGAAGTTGAACTTCACGATGATATTAACGAAATCGTGGAGGAAACTCTCGAAGAAAAAGCACCTACTGCTAAAGGCATTAGTACAGACGGTCAGGAAGTATCTGAACCAGAAAGTATTGCGTCTGTAGACAAGGCGGCTAACGCAACCACACAAGCGGCAGTCCCTAAGACTAAAGCAGGTATGGTCAATGCTATGTACCAGAAGATGAATAAGTTAGACAAGAAGAGTCTTCAGGCGGCATACGGTAAAATGATGGGCGAAGAAGTAGTAGTAGATCAAGAAGTTGTTGCTGAGACTAGCACGACTGCTGAGTTAGATGCACTAGTCGAATCAGAGGCAACTCTGTCAGACGAGTTCAAGACTAAGACTCAAGCAATCTTTGAATCTGCTGTTAAGTCACAACTCTCCGAAGAAGTTGCTCGGTTAGAAGAGCAATATAAAGGTGAACTTGCTGAAGAAGTACAGACTATTAAGTCTGATCTTGTTGAGAAAGTTGACTCATACTTAAACTACGTTGTTGAGTCTTGGATGGAAGACAATAAAGTTGCTGTACAGAACGGTCTCCGTACTGAAATCGCAGAGAACTTTATGGACAAAATGAAGGACTTGTTTGTTGAGTCTCACATTACTGTTCCAGAATCTAAGGTTGACCTAGTTGATGAACTCGCAGAACAAGTTGAAGAACTTGAAGAGAAGTTAAATTCTCAGACTGGTGAGAGCATCAAACTGTCCGAAGAACTTGAAGTACTGAAGCGTGATCAAATCATTGCTGAAGCGGCACGAGGACTGGCAGACACCCAAGTTGAGAAGTTAAAAGGTCTTGCAGAGAAAGTAGAGTTTGATGCTGATTATGCATCAAAAGTTGCCAAACTGAAAGAGCAGTACTTCTCCAAAGAAATCACTGAAGAAATGATCACCGATGAGGAACCTGAAGCACTAGTTGAAGTTTCTGATTCTATGAGCAGGTATGTCGGTAAACTTCAACAAATGTCCAAGACTGCATTTTAGTAGTCAGACTATAATAAATCTTATTTAAGGAAACAAAGATATGAACTCATATGATACTCTCGTTGAAAAATGGGCACCGGTACTGAACGAAAATAGTTCTGGTGAAATTAAAGACGCACATCGTCGAAGCGTAACTGCCGCTATCTTGGAAAACCAAGAGATCGCAATGAACGCTGAACGCTCACAATCACAAGGTTTCGGTGGATTGAACGAAGCCGCTCCCGGTAACGCTACCTCATCTGCAAGCAACTGGGATCCAGTTTTGATCTCTCTTGTTCGTCGTGCTATGCCTAATCTTATGGCATATGACGTTTGTGGTGTACAACCAATGTCTGGCCCAACTGGTCTCATCTTCGCGATGAAGGCACGTTATGGCGCAGGTGCAACTGGATCTCGTGAAGCATTGTTCAACGAAGCAGAGACTCAATTCTCTGGTGATCGTTCAACTAATCACGATTCAGACAACGCTTCTGGTTTCAATGGTATTTCTGATGACTCCGTAACTGGTACTCGTACTGTCGATAGTTCTGTAGACGATTCTCGTCTAACTAGCACTTTCGGTTCTGGTATGACTACTGCCGCGGCTGAAGCATTAGGTGACGGTGTTGGCGCACCATTCGCTGAGATGGGATTCACCATCGAAAAAGCAACTGTGACTGCTAAGTCTCGTGCATTGAAAGCAGAATACTCGCTTGAACTTGCTCAAGATCTTAAAGCAATCCACGGTTTGGACGCTGAAACTGAACTTGCTAACATTCTTAGCACAGAGATCCTCGCGGAAATTAACCGTGAAGTTATCCGTACTATCAACAGTCAAGCAAAAACTGGTGCTTTACAAACTAACGTTGCTACTCGTGGTATCTTCAATCTCAGCACTGATGCTGATGGTCGTTGGTCTGCTGAGAAGTTCAAAGGTTTAGTTGTACAGATTGATCGTGAATGTAACGTGATCGCTAAAGAAACTCGTCGTGGTAAAGGTAACGTAGTAATCTGTTCTTCAGATGTCGCTACTGCTCTTTCTGCTTCTGGTATGCTTGATTACAGTCCCGGTCTTGCTACTACTTTGCAAGTAGATGATACTGGTAACACCTTTGCAGGTACTTTGAATGGTCGCATTAAAGTGTATATAGATCCATACGCCACTGCTGATTATATCACAGTTGGTTATAAAGGAACTAACGCTTATGACGCAGGTGTATTCTACTGCCCATATGTGCCTTTACAAATGGTTAAAGCAGTTGGTGAAGATAACTTCCAACCGAAGATCGGTTTCAAGACTCGTTACGGTATGGCATCAAACCCATATGTCGGATCGACTCCTGCTGATGGACTTGCTACTGTTAAGACTAACTCCTACTACAGAATCTTCCGCGTAGACAACATCCTCGCGTAGTGGTAGTATAAAGATAATAATAATAAGAAACTTGTTATAATCTTCACCCCTCTTCTTCGGAAGGGGGGTTTTTTTATGTGTATAAATAGAGACAAGGAAGATGTTCTGCGTATCAAGTGGTACGCACCGCAACCATGCTAAAGGGACACATAATCGGAAGTACAAGATAGGAGATCATTATGCGTATTATTTCAATTGCGTTCGCATTGGTTCTGTCTGCTTGTTCAACCGTCGATGCGACTATCGATGGGACTGGTGGTATTATTAAAGGTGTCGGTTCTGATGTCTTTGGTGCAACCGCAGGTTTATTGGACGTAACATCTAACTTGATTAAAGATGTTGCTACCAAGACTGGCACAGACGCAACCGCACCAACCGAATAAGAATAGGAGTACACTCGCCAAGGACGGCACTATTACTTGTATAAATAGAACTATACAACACAGAGGTCAACATGGCATTAACAGAGAATAAAAACTACCTACAACCCACAGGGTTTAGGTTAATCATAGCAGGTGAAGAGTACAAGAACCTAGAGTACTTTATCCAGTCTGTTATCCATCCCGGTTCTAGCGTTACTCCATTGGAGATGCCAGTTGCGCGAATCACGTCTGTCCCTTTGGCAGGTGATAAGATCCAATATGGTGAGTTACAAGTAGAGGTAATATGCGATGAAGACATGACTGCATACAAAGAGATGCAGGGTTGGTTGGAACGTATTGTTACGGACGGACAGGTTGATGGTAACACAGGTGGGAAAGTCAGTACCTACTCTGACATTACTCTTGTTATACTAACAAGTCACAACAATAAGAACGTGACCTTTAAGTACAATGATTGCTTGCCTACTAACGTGGGTCAGATCTCAATGAACTCTAATGTCGCAGACGTAATTTATCCTACATTCAATGTATCATTTCGGTTCAGTTCTTTCGAGTTAAAGTAAATGCTGAAAGTCTATATTATGAATGAGAGATTACTCTCTATCCTTGATGAGTGGGTACTGTTCGTTGACAAGTATGATGTTATGTCTAACAACACACTGTTAGATGGTAAAGACAGAGACTACTATGTTAGCAACGAGTACTTGGAATCAATACAAGCAGATCATATAGGTTATCCTGAGACCGCCAGATCATATTGTATCAAACCTCCTCACTACAAGGGGGTTGACAAGAACTACCAACTAGAGTATAATAGACTCGACTTAGAGATGAGAACAGAGTTGGGTGTCAGACAATCCGCACTATCACAGTTATACCCCGAAGATGGATTCATTGCTTGGCATTCTAATGCCGATGCGTCATCATTCAATCTTATATTCACATGGAGTGAGAAGGGAGACGGTTACTTCAAGTACGTTGATCCTATCACAAAGAACCATACATGGATGGTAGACAAGAAGGGTTGGCAATGTAAGGCAGGTTACTTTGGTTCTAATGATGACCCAGACAAGGTAATGTACCATTGTGCCGCAACCAACTGTAAAAGAATCACTTTGAGTTACACGTTAGGTTTCGATGAGTCCTATTGGAAGGACGCTATTGAACATATAAATACAGTATGAATTGGAGAGAATATTATGTTATTAGACCTTGAAAGTATTATGGAAGAGTGGAAGAAGGATGCTGAGATCCCTCAACACAAATTAGATGATGTATCTAGACAGACCCCATCCCTACACGCAAAGTACTTACAGTACCTATCCTTGACTAAGTTACAGTTGAAGCGCACAGAGCATTCACAGGCAACCTTGTTGAAGGAGAAATGGGCGTATTATAATGGGAAGATGTCTCGCGAAGAGATAGAAGCAACTGGATGGAACCCAGATCCGTTTAACGGACTGAAGATCCTGAAGGGCGAGTTAGAATACTATTACAATGCTGATCCAGAACTTCAAAGAAGCGAAGAGAAGATCGCATACCTTAACACTATTATAAGTACACTTACAGAGATTGTCGATAGTTTGAAGTGGAGACACCAAACGATTGGCAATATTATTAAATGGCGAGCATTTGAAGCAGGTGGTTAATGGAAGATAATACTATACGCGTAGGTATGATGTCACACTCATACCTTGCGATAGATGCTAATGCGGCACAGGATCAGGAACTCCGTGAGTTCTTTGCGTTCTTTGCTCCCGGTTATCAGTACATGCCTGCATATAAGCGCAAGGTGTGGGATGGTCGTGTGAAGTTATACAACCAAGTGACCAAGCAAATGAACGTTGGTCTCTATCATCACTTACGAAAGTTCTGTGCTGATCGGTTCTATCCCTTACAGATCATTGAGCATGAAGAGTATGGTATTCCGTCTGCCAAGGATGAGGTCGATCATCCGTCACTGATTAAGACTATGACTTCATGGCAGATGCCGTTCGAAGCATATGATTATCAGTACAAAGCAATCAGTCATGGTATCGAGAGTATGAGGTGTTTACTACTCTCTCCAACTGGGTCAGGGAAGAGTTTCATTATATACAATTTGATGCGGTTTGTCAAGGAAAATAAAGATGTATCTAAAACTTTAATCATTGTGCCTACCACAAGTCTGGTAGAGCAGATGTACAAAGACTTTGCCGACTATGGGTATGACGTGGATGAGAACGTCCATATGATCTACTCAGGTAAAGATAAGGTGACTGACAAACCTGTCATCATATCTACATGGCAGTCGATCTATAAGTTTGGTGTGGAATGGTTCGAGCAGTTCGATGCGGTGTTTGGTGATGAGGTACACCTGTTTAAG